AAGAGGCGAAAACTGCTAAAACTGACCTTGATAATTTCCTTGCCTTACAAAAGGATTTTGAGAATTTAAGTGTTCCTGAGCCACAAAATAAAGCTGCTAAACTTCCTAAACAAACAAAAGAAGAAAAACCAGAATATAAAGCATTATTCTTTAAGGCTTTGCGTGGTCAGTCTTTATCCAATGATGAACTAGACGTTATGGACCAATATAAAGCAAGAATCACTGCTGGTAATGGTGAAGATGGCGGTTATATCATTCCAGAAGATATCCAAACTAGAATTAACAAGCTGCGTCAATCATCTGATGATTTAAGACAGTACGTTCAGGTAGTTCCTGTCTCTACTAATAAAGGAGCTCGTACTTTAGAACGTCGTGCAGATCACACACCTTTTGCTCCATTATCTGAATATGGTGATCCAAATGCTATGCAAGAAATCGCTTCTCCTAAATTTGATCGATTAACATATGCGATTGAAGATTACGCCGGATTCTTGCCTGTACCTAATACTGTGCTAGAGGACACTGACCAAGCCTTAGAGGAATATTTGATTCAATGGATTGGTAAAAAGTCAAAAGCGACTGACAATTATTTGATTCTCCAACAAATTAATACTTTAACTAAAAAGGATTTAGTCGATTATAAAGGAATTAAAACCACTTTAAACGTTACGCTAGATCCTTCCTTTGCTAATGAAGCAACCATTTATACAAACCAAGATGGATTTAACTATCTTGACCAATTAGAAGATGCCAATGGTCGCCCACTTCTTCAGCCAGATCCACAAAGTCCAACAACTAAACTTTTATTTGGCAGAAGAGTAGTGGTGTTATCTAACAAAACTATCGCAACCGATGAAGGGAAAGCGCCATTTATTATTGGCTTATTAAGTGAAGCGATTGTTTTATGGGATCGTAAGCAAATGTCACTTGACATGACTAAAGAGGGCGGTCAAGCATGGAGAACAAATACTACTGAGTTCCGCGCAATCCAACGTGAAGACGTAACTAAATGGGATACAGAAGCCGTTATTTATGGTCAAATTGATATCACAGCTCAAACTGAAGTAATTCCAGAAGGGTAAGGTGGAAAGATGAAAGCAAAAGTAATTATTAATCGTTTCCGTGATAAGCATACAAAAAAGGTCTATAAAGCAGGTAATATCTTCGAGGGTACCCAGGAACGGATTGAAGAACTCCAAGCTAAGAAGTGGCTTGGAGATACGATT